CCCCGCTGCCGTAGAGCGTGTCGAGCGCGTCATCCACCGAATCAGCCGGATCGTGGATGTTCTCAAACGAGAACTCCGACAACTGCTCGATGCCCACCTCCGCCACGGCAATCGTGTCTTCCATGGCCGTGCAATCGATCGTGGCTTTTTCCTGCGGGGGTGGCGTCACGGATGTGCTGAGCCCGACGGTCTGCCAGGTCGTCCCGCCGGTCGGGTCGACTTTGACCAACGCACCTTTCCCGATGAATCTGCTTTTGGCCATATGTCCTCCTTTGTTAGCGGCGACGCCGCGTTAATGTTCAACCCTTGATGTCCACGAGCATCTCGATGGCCCCGATGTCCGCGATCACCGCCGTGCCGGTCGCGGTGTCGGCCACGGCCAACGTGAGGCGAATGTCGAGCACGTCACCGGCCGTCAGACCCGTGGGCGTAATCGCGAAGTCCTTGTCCGAGAATGTCAGGCTGTTGATGCTCTGCGCCGCGGTGGCGCACAGGTCAGATCCCACGCCCGCCTCCCGATTGCTCTTGTAGCACTCGATGTCCACCGTGGCGGAGCCATCGGCTACAGTCGTTGTCATGCCGGCGTGCAGACGGAGTGTGACCGTGTTGCCGGCGTCGTACTCCACGGGCAATTGAAACTGGCAGCGGGCATAGCGGGTACAGCCGCCGGCCTTTACGTCGCCGGTCGAGACCTTGGGGGCCGCACTGCCGAATGTCCCGCCCACCAGGCCCAAGTCATCCGCCGCCGGCGTGGCCGGCAGATTGGTCGCCAGTGCATCCCACACCCGCAGGCCCACCAACGGCACGGCGAACACCGCGTTGGGATCTTGTTGCAGAGTGCTCCGGCCACGGGGCGGTAGAGTCCCATCGACCTGGAGGTTGCCCGTAATCCGCATGTCGCCGTCAACTCGATTTACTACTGTCATGGTCTGATCACCTCCACGTCCAGACTCGAAACAAACAGATGTTCGGCCGCGTCCAGGTTGCGCGGAACATATGTTTCCGCCGCATCCGACACGCTGCACCACGTATAATTCCCGCCGCCGATCACCCCGGATTTTTTGTGCAGGCACGCGCGGACCGCGTCCGACAACTCCGCGGCCTCGGTGGCCACCAGGCTCACGCACTCCAGATCGAAGAACTCCCGCAGCGGCTCCGCTTCACCCTCCAGGGCTCCCGCATAATCCACGCCCCGCCGCTGCACCCAGATGAATGGGAACGCGACGCCCGCCGGCACCACGCCGCCAAATACGCGGCTTCCCACGAGGTTGGCCACGCCGCTGTCGTGCACCAGTTCATCGATGATGTCCGCACAGATGGTCATCAGAACCTCGCCGCGATCGTCGCCAGGGCCTGGCGGGTCGCCCCTAGATGCTTGACTTTTTCGATCTCTTTGGCCAGTGCCTCGTCGAACTTGAAACCAAACGCGTTAACGGCCGCTTGGAAAGCCGTGCTTGCGGCTTGCTCCATGAAAGGACGGGGCTTGGCGCCAGGGTGCCACAAGCGGGCATAAAACCCGGTCGGTAATTGCAGCATTGGTCCTCCAGCACCCTTCTGAATGCTATGTGGCTTTGTACCAGCGATGACCATGTGCGCGTACTTACTGGCAAATCGGACTCCGGGCTTGCGCTGTTTCTTCGTGGGACTGCTCTTGATCTCGCCACGGACCACGCCAGAGACGCGGTCCATCTTGACCGTACCACGGATCTGCTTTTTGAGTTGCCCCGTTTTTCCAACGGGAGCCAAATGGCGAGCTTCCTTCACGATCACCGCGTTGGCTGCCCGCACCGCCGCGGATACTACGCGCCGGCGCGCCGCGAATTCCAGTTGCTTGAGCGCCTCTGTGGCCTCTTTCACACCCTCGATCCGTGTCGTGATAATGTTGCCAGACGTGCTGGGAAGGAAATAGTCGGCCATCACAGGGCCTCCGAGCACAGTAATTCCAACGTCACATTCGCTTCGTGCACGTTCACCGCCGCGCCGACGTGAAACACGCGCATCCCATAGAGCAGCCGCATTTTCACCGTCACGTCGTCCCGGTAGTCAATGAACACCCGGTGCGTGGCCTGCTCGTACAACTGTCGCGCGTATTCGGCCGTCCGCACGGTCAGCGGTTCGATCGATGCCCAGACGGTCGCGGCCGCATCCACGTCCTCCCACTCGCCCAAGGGCTGCCCCAGTTCGTCCGTACCGCTCTCCGCGAACTGCTGAATTGTCACCTGCCGGTCCTTCCGCCAGATCGGAGTGGGGATGGGTTGCAGGTATTGATCAGCCATCAGAACACGCTCCAAGTCAACCGCCGGATCTCATTCTGCCAACACCGTTCCACCGCCTCCGCATCGACCATCGTGCCCAGCTCTCGCCCGCGCGCGTACAGGTAGGCGGCCTTGATGAAGATCGCGTTGATGGTTTCCGGGGCCAGGCTCGAGACAGCCGCCCCGTAGCCGGCCTGATATTCCAGGCACACCGCGTTGAGCCGCTGTGCCAAACCAGGGTTTGTGACCGTCGCGCCGGTAGCCACGATCACCCGCGCGGGCTCGGTGAGGATGTCCACCGCATAGTTGCCGCTGCTCCACGTTTGCAGCACGCCGGCGGTGTCGTAATACTTCACGCTGGTGACCGATATCACCGGCGCGCGCGAGCACTGCAAGACGCTCAGGTAATCCCACGGCCAGACGTCGTAATACTCCTTGACGGTGCCCGTGAGCAGGAGCCGGCGCGTGTCGTCCTCCAAGGCCCTGGCGGCCGTGTCGAGCAGTCTGGCCAGTAGCGTGTCCTCTGCCGTGCCCGAGACCCGCAAGTGCACCTTGAAGTCGGTCAACAAGCCCGTGCCCACCGCCGCGCGCGTGACTTCCACGCTGCGCGGCAAGGGGGCTTGCTGGCAACGATACCAGGTGCTTTGCGGGTATTCGAGCATGACAGAAGTAAACCTCAGTCCGTGATGGCGGAGCGATCCAACGCCGGAGCGTACTTGGGTCCGTGCAGGATGTAGATCACGGCCAACACGCAGTTGGCTGCGTTGCCGGTCCCCACGCGGACACAGTCAAAATTGTTGTCCGTGTCCAGGTCATCCGCATCGACTTCCAACACGTTCAGGTGGTTTTTGTCGTTGGTCGTCAGCGTCGTGAATGTGTCGCTGGTGACGGCCGTTTCGACCAGGGTGTCACTGGCCGCAGCGTCCGCGCAGACCCACCGCTTGGAGAAAGCCAAGGCCTTCTCGTCGGTTCCTGCCACCACGGTGGCCTGTTTGAGCGTGATCGCGGATCCCGTAACGGTGGTACCATTGTCGGTCACGATGATGACGGTGAGCTTTTGAAATCCCTTCATGCTCACGTAATCCGGCGTGGAACTCGAAGGCGTGATCGGGGCTAATCCGACCACCACCTTGGCCTTGTCCAGCAAGGCGAGAAATTCGTTGATCATTGCATGATCTCCTATGAGTGAATCGACTTGAAAAGTGGGCGGTTTAGCGACATGCCCAGGTCGTGGAGCGCTCCCCGTTCCCGGTTAGTCGCTCTACGTGTCGCGTTCGCCCAGGGTCACGAACGGACTGTATGTCGCACCACCTTCCCGAGCCGCGATCGTGGTCGACCACTTGGGCATCCCGGCCAGTCGCCAGGTGGCCCGCACGGCCGTCATCCCGTAGTCAAAGTACAAGTGAATGCTCGAGGCGAACTGCGGCCCCGCGCTCTTGTACCCGATGATGTACTGCGACAGGTCGCAGAACGAAATGTCGCCGGCATCGCCCAATGTCTCGCACGCCTGGTGCGGGATGATCGGCCGGCCAAAGAGCGTCCCGTTGGGCGCGTTGGCCAAAGCGTTGAAATTGCCCGGCGGCAACCACACGGGCACATCCGACGAAGAACCAGCAATCACCATCTTGAACAACTGCGGCTCGACGTCCTGGTTCATGATCCACACCGCGTTGCCACGGAATTGTCCGTACAGCGCGTTGTACATCTTGATCACGTTGGTGCTGTTGACCGTGTCGTTCGTCTGGGCGCTTTCCTCGGCGATCGTCTTGAGGCAAGGGGCCTTCAAGATGCCCAACGGCATCCCGGCGCCGGTGCCCTGGAGAATCGCAAAGTCAACTTTCCAGCGCAGCTTGCTGCTGATGACGCTCGTCAGGTACGTGGCCAACTGCGGAGCATCCTCCAGCAGTTCGTCGGTCACTGGGCAGAGGGCCACCAGCTTGTTGAGCCGCACGCCGGCCGTGCGCAACTTCACCTTGCTCTGTGTGTAGAGGTCCCCCTCGCCTTCCCAGTAGGCTTGCGGCCCGCTCGTGCTCCAGGGGCTCTCCTCGTCCACCGGCCAGTTCAGGTGATTGTTGACCGGCGTCTTGTCCACGCGCTCATAGAGCGAGCCTTCTTCCCCCACGTACTTCATGATCGTGGCGGAGAACTCCGGCGGCACCGCATATCCGCCATCGGCCCCCACGCCCTCCACGCTGTACGTGCTAGGCGCCATCTGGGCCAACCGCGGATCGATCTGTGCTTGCGGAGTGCCGGCCATGGCGATCGCCTGAGCAAAGTCGCCAAAGTGCAGGAACCCGCAGCGTGGATCGAGCGACCGCTGGCTGCTGCCGGCGGCCAACAGTGGCGCTGTGCGACGCTGGCTGCCTTGGGCCTGGTGGGTCGGCTCGGCCGTCAGCCGCCCGATGCGTTCCCTCGCTTCGATCTGCTGCGAGGTATAGTCCACCTGGCTCTCGATCTCCTCGAGGCGAGCAATGTCGTCGGCGCTCATCTCGGCAGCCTGTCGGCCCTCCGCAATGGCCTTGGCTTCGCCCCGCAGCTTTTCGAGATTGGCGCGCAACTGTGACAATCGATCTTGTTCTTCGTTTGGCATATTGTCAAACTCCTATACGTTTGAGAATTTCGGACACATCTCGGACTATCTTGCGCTGGCCCAACATCGAGGCCAGTCGCTCCTTATCCCGCACCTGATAATCATCCAGGCGCAGGTTATGGACCAAATGACTCGGGCGCGTGACGTTGTTGATGAAGCCCTTGTCGAGCGCCTCCTCGGCCGTCATGTACGTTTCGTCGCGGAGCATTTCCAGCAGGCTCCGCTTGGAGAGCTTGGTTTTATCGTGGTAGATTTCGATGGCCTGGCCGCGGGTCGCCTTGAGATATTTAGCGGCCTTCTCCAGTTCGTCGATGATTCCACACACGGCCGGCACCCACGGCTCGTGGATCATCAGCAGCGTGTTGTTCGGCATCTCCGCGTAATCGGCCGCGCACACCAGCAAGGTCGCCGCGCTGAACGCGTCGCCGTCCATGTAGGCGTGGACTTCGTTCGGCGCACTGTGCAGCAGGTTGTAGGCCGTCACACCTTCGGAGAGCATGCCACCCGGACTGCTAATGTGCAGCTCGATGGGTTCGTGGTCCGGCACGCCCCGGATATTGCGCCGCAGCTCCTCGGCGAAACCAGGGCCGATCAATCCGTAGCAGTTTATTTCAGCCATCGCTCTGGGCCTCGTCTTCGGGTTCCTCTTCCTGGCCGTCGGTCACCGGCGGCTCGACGGGTGGAACAGGTGGTGGTGCAGGAGGGGCCGCGGCCCGCTCCAGGGTTTGCATGTTGACTGGAACGAGAAACACGTCTCCATCCGGTCCGAGTGAATCCATGTCCTCCAGCGCCCGAATTTCGTTGGGATTGATGGCGCCCAAATCGCGTAGTCGTGTGTACCAGTTCGCCCGCGTGTCTGGGTCCATCCGCAGGATCGCGTTCGTGTTGATCTTGGAAAAGTACCGATTCATCCAGGCCGCGGAAATCAGTTTGCGGTTGGCCTGCTGCTCGAGCTTCACCACCCAGGGGCCGATCGTGTCGACCTGAAACTCCAGGCTCTGGTGCGTGATATTGGAGAACGTCGCGCGCGTGAGGTCGAACACCTTGTGCGGGGGCACGCGCATGAACCGGCAAATGTCAATCACGCTGAACTGGCGAGACTCCAGTAGCTGGGCATCCGTGTTCGGCATGGACAGCGGCGTGAACTCGATCCCCTGGTTGATCAGGTAGATTTTGCCGTGGTTCTTGGAGCCGACGTTTTGCTCCCGCCAGGCGTCTACGATTTGCTTCGTTTTTTCCGCCGTGTAGGAGCCGTTGCCAGGTGGCCGCAGCAGACCGGACAACTTGGCCCCGTTTTCCATCTGGGACGCCATGCTGTCTTCTTGGGCCATGGAGAGGCCTAGGCTGCGGGCCGCGTACTGGAGCACGCTCCAGCCCACCAGGTCGTCCCCCAGGCCGCGAAAATGCAGCATGTCCGCCGCCGGCAGCATAGTGGTTCCGCCCGTCGTCTCGGCCACCTCATACCACAGCACACCCGCCCTCCGACGCGGAGTGACACGCCACGGCTCCAGAGGCCACAGTTCGACGGGGCGGTAGCTTCCATCACGGACGATCTCACAATAGGCGTTACCCCAGGTGAGCACCCAGCGGACCATCAGCTCCCGCCAGGCGGCCGCATCCTGCTCCGCGTTGGGCGCCCGATTCAAGAGCCGATCGGCGGGATGGTATTCCGCGATCGTCTGGCCGGCGGCCGTCCGCTCGTGCACCCGCCAAGGCATCTGGGCGATTGTCTCCGCGATCACGCGCACGCAGCACCAGAAGGCCGAAACGGTGAAGGCGGTGTCTTCGTTGACGGATTTGCCGGCCGCGCGCATGAGCATCGGCAGTCCGCCGGCCTGCTCCCGCGGCTTGGTAATGCGTTGCATCAGGGCTCGCAGACTAAAGCGCATAGACTGCTACCTCCTCTTCCTGCCAGAGGCGGGCCTGGCTATACGCCATCACACCGGCCTGGATACCGTCCACCGTCTTGTGAGGCGCCCCGTCCGGATCCGGCTTGATCGGCTTGCGGTAGCCGTGGGTCGTCTCCTTGCACAGCGCGTGCTTGGCCTGCCACGTCAGGATCGGGTGCCGCGGATGCCGGATCGTCTGGGCCTTCACCTCGCCCTCGTAGTTGTCTGTCGCCTCGTGGTAGTTCTCGTGGCTTTGCCGAAACGGGAACAGCTCCACGCCGATCTCGTCGTCCACGTGCCGCACGATCAGCGTGGCCTCCTTTGGGTCGTAGACGAGGCCGCGGATATCGTGCGTCTCGTAGATCTCGCAGATGCGGCGGGCGATGTCCATCTGGTCGATCGTCTTGCCCGGCTGCACCGTCAGGTGGCCGTCTTTCTCCCACGTCTCGACGGCCGTGTACTTGCGCAGCTCCGCGGCTCGCAGTCGGGGAACCCAGTACATCGGCCATTGGCGAAACACGCCGGCGTCATCGCGGGCCACCAGCACGACGGCCGAGAGGTCGCACACGCTCGAGAGGTCCATCCCGACCCAGCAGGGTTGCCCGCGCAGGTCGTCGAGCGTGTAGTCTTCGCCGCATTCGTCCCACCACCTGGTCAGCCACTCCAGGTCGCCCGCCACGCGCCAGACGCAATAGCGGAAGCGCAGGAGGTTGGCCATGTTGGACGGGATGTGCAACGCCTGGCGGATATCCGTGAGCAGCTCGGACTCCTTGATGATCGTCCCGAGGCCAGGATTAGTGATCTTGGCGACCGGGAGTTGCGTGGCCCCATCAGCCACCATCTCGATTTCCGCCTCCGCGATTTCGCGCGGGACGCTGTAGACCCGGCCGTAGTAGCTGGGGTCGTCCACCTTGCCGGACATGACGTCGAGGCAGTATTGTCGCTGGCGGTAGCAGACGGATTCTTCGTCGTCGCCCGCGTTCGTGATCGCCAAGTGCAGCCAGTTCTCGCGCGCCACGCTGCCGTAGGTCCACTTCTCGAAGGCGGTCGCCCCCTGCCACTCGTGCAGCTCGTCCATGATGAGGCAAAACGGGTTGAAGCCGGACGCCCCCTTGCCGCTCTTGGCCTCGATGTAGGAATCTGTCTGCGGCCACTGAATCAACGCCCCGCTGCGGATGCGCGCCCGGCATTCCAACTGCGGAGCGTTGCGGATGCACTGCTCGACTTGCAACTGGACGATACGGGCCTGGTGCTCCGTCCCCGCCAGGCAGTAGACTTCCGCCCCGCCCTCGCCGAAGAAGATCGCCATGTAGGTAGCGACCGCCGCCGCCCAGGTCGACTTGCCGCTCTTCTTGCCACACTCGATATAGACGCGATGAATCGCCCGTGTCCCATCGGCCGCGATCCAGCCGAAGATCGGCCGCGACCACTGCTGTAGTTGCCACACATGCCAGTCGAGCGGTTCTCCGGCCCAGCGACCCTTAGAATGCCGTAGGTACTCATGGCAGCACACCTCGAAATGCCTGGCTGCCGCCGCGGAATATCTACACCCTGCCTCCAAACGCCTGCGATCTGCCAACGATAGCTCATCGACGCCTAGAGCCGCGGCGATCGTCATTGGATCATCCGTCCAGTCAGCCTGCGGATCGGGCCGCGGAGGGAAATCCAGGGGCGCCAGTTTATTGGGGTCGATCTTGCCGGTCATGGTTCCTAACTTAACACGTCATTTTTTTTGGGAGGCGACAAGGTCTTCCGCTGACGCGTCTAGCTTTTCTCTCCCCCTATCCCCTTGCCGTGTCGCCTGTTATGACAGGCATGGCACAGGGCCAGCATGTTGTCAGTATCGAACACTAAGTCGGGTCGGTCGATCTGCTCGAGCACGTGGTGCACCTCAGTCGCAGGCACAGGCCTGCTGAACATGGTCATGCAATCGAAGCAGTAAGGATGCTCTGCTAAGTATGACGCCCTAATCTTCTGTCCCTTGGTTGAACGCCAGGTCAGATTGTCTGTTCTCTTCTTCACGCTCGCACACGCTTGATGCGCCTCACAGTAGCCATGCCTGGTTCGCGGTCTGTTGCATATCCGACATGTTTGTACCTTGGGCATTAGCCCTCCCGCTCGATTCCCGCTGACATAGGCGGTGGCGTGTCGCCCGTTGTGATGATCGATCCAGGCGTCGCTGTCAGCACTCGCTCCTGCGGAATCGCAACGTGAGCAGTCGTACAGCGACTCACTCGCACGTTTGTGTGTCTGCCGCTGGACGCATAAACAACTGCCTCACCAAGCTGCGTCAGGTAGCTATCGGCCAACTCCACATTGCTCGATATGCCACGCAGTTCGAGAAACGCTCGGCATGAGCCCGGCTGTCCTCCGCATGTCCCGTCAACCCGGCTGATCGTCAGGCTATGCAGGGTACCCGGAGGCACACCATCGCTGTGTGCCACGACTTTCGCGAATCGGTTGCTAGTCGATTCCTGCCAGATGCCATCAATGTGCGAGCGGCACGTGGAGAGGAACAGATTCGGATATTCGCGCCACTTGCTGCCCTCAAACGTCAGCGACTGAGCCGCGATGCCACGGCCCTTGAGTACCAAGCCAGCGCGTTCCTCAACCGGTCCGTCCGGCCATTCGCCAGGCTGTTGACCAGCTGAGCCCTGAATCTGCAAATTGGAAATCGTGGCATTGTTGAAATCACTCGTCCGCGCTGCAATCCCCACGCCACCGCGAATCGATGAATCACGCAACGACGCGCCCCAACAGCGAGTTACCTCCGCGCCCAATTGTCTCCACCACAGCACCATCACGTTCTGCATCAACAGGTGATGCGGCAAATAGTCGAAATGCACGCCCCGGCAGCGCTGGTCGCAATTGAGCAGCACATTTGCCAGCACAGGCGCCCGGGAGTATGGCTCGCGTGCCGCCGTGAACGTCAAGGCGAATCCGTCGGTTGGCGGCCCCACATACCGCAGCTGCGTCGTGCCGGTCGACCCGAGCACCACAGGACAGCTATCGGCCGCCCCAAAAACAAGCGGCTCGTTGATGTAGAACTCGCCATCGAGAATAACGTGCCCGGTGTGGCGATGACTGGCCGGCTTGAGCAAACTCGTTTGTGCTTGCCGAATTGCCAGCGTGTCTTGCACGCCAGACCAGTCGCCAGACGATGGCACTATGATGGAAGTCATGGCTATGAGTTCTTGATAAGCCCCAAATTTGTGAGCGCCGTAATCAAAGTGGCCACCGTGGCATCGGTTGCGACAGTCGGCTGGACAATCGGCGTTGCATTGAAGAATCCCAGCTTTTGCGTATTGGCCGTGCCGATCTTAGTTCCTGTCGTGGTATTGAGCACGATATTTGTTGCATCCGCCATCACAAGACCGCCCACTGTTACCGGACCTTCAAAAACTGAAGGAGTTGCCCCGGCGGTGTAGATGGCGTAGTTGAGCGTGCCGCCTTTCGCCAGCGCTGCGATGTGGAGGCCGTACTGATTCGTCAATGCCCCTGCACCCGTCTGGTCGAGAATCTGGATTCCGTAGCGCGTAGCAATGGTTCCGCCCGCATTCGACGGCCCTAACAGCACATCCCATTGCGTGGTGAGCGTACCAGATGAGCCGTGTGAATGCGCGACGTAAATGCCTGTTTGGTTGACGATATTGCCGGTGCCGCTCGTGGCCTGCGTGGTCTGAAACGACTTGCAATTTTGCGTGGCGGTCGCGGTGATCGAAATCGCCTTGAATAAGTCAACTGTCTTGGCTCCGCCGATTTTGAGCTCTTCGGTCGCCGTGGGGACAACACCAATACCAGTGTGTCCACCCAAGTAATTCCACGTCGCACCAACCGTGTAAATCGCGTAGTTGGACGTGGCGCCCTTAGTCAGTGCAGCTACATAGACCCCATAATTGTTGGTGACTGTACCTGCACCCGCCACTTCATTGACGGCGCACGCCTTGACGTTGGTGACTGTGCCACTACTGACGGTGGGCGCGGAAATCAGCCCATAGACGTTAACGATCGTCCCCGAGGTACCAACGACGGGAGCCGCCTGAAACGCGGCATAGTGGTTGTAATTCTGCGTGCCGCCAAACACCATGCGCGCGTCGAAAGAGTTATACGCCAATGCCGTGGCGGCTGCTGTACCGTTGCCACGCGTCATGGTGGACGAGTCGCTGAAGCAATGGGCATTGTCGTTGGTGGCCCCATCGACGGCCCGATTGACGTTGATCATGGGGTCCGTGCTGTTGGTCGTCTGCACGCCACCGACCCACAATCCCTTGGTCAGGGAGAACGCATCGATAGATTCGTCCCACCACAGCTTCGGGGTGCCGGTCACACCGACGGTAATCAGGTCGCAGTCGATGTCAGAGCCAGGGTTGCAATCAATGCCATCGGCTGATTCAAAAATGGACGAACCAGCCGCCGCGATACTTGTAAAGTTGCAGCTGTCGGCCGTGCCACTATTGACAAGGCAGAGACTCGAATCTGTGTCAACAAACAGGCAACCCGCCGCGTACCCATTGGTACCGTCGGGAGGCGGTGTATCCCCGTGAGCGACAAACACATGGCCGTCCTGATTGACGATACCGTTTGATCCCGCATTAAGCATGGCACTGTCCCTTCACTTACTCCCAGCCGCGGGCAGCACGCCGAGCTTCGCCTCGATCCGCGCGAGGCTCACTTTGATATCCGCGTGGTCCGTCGCGTTCTGTTTCAGCTCGGCCTCGATCGCATGGGTGCGATGGAGCAGCTCGTCGGTGCGGTACGCATTTTCCGTCTGCCAGCGGATCCACGGAATCGCGATGCCCGTGAGCACCAGGCCCAGCACCATCATCGCGACCTGAATGATCCGCACGACGAGCGTCCATGTGCCCGTCGTTTCTCCCCCAGAGCGACTCGTCATTTTCGTATCCCTGCGTCTTGCGAGGATTTGTCCGCGTC